GCCTCCACAGCGTTTGTTGCGTTGTAGTGGTAATATTTTGGTCCTTGAAATTCACCAGGATACATTTGATTTAAATCAATATCAAAACAAGTTCCTCTTTCTTTTTCAAGAGTTGAGCATTTACCGGGTGTTGCTCCAATAGTTTCCATATCTGAAACAATTGATGCTGATATATCTTGTTTCAAATCAACCGTTGTTCCTTTTCTCCAAAAGTAAAAAGGTTTATTAGAAATTTTAAATTGCCATTTAACATCTTTAGCAATACTGTCTAAAGCTTGTTTATTAGCGGTATAAATATCATCTAAAGATTGTAAATAAAAACCTTGTTGTAATGCTTGTGTTTTAGTTAACTCAGTATAATCTTTTATATTTTCAGGTTTAAGAACTGTCTTTAACGCATCGTATATTTTTTGTAATTCAGGACTAGAATATGCGTTTTTATATTCAGAAAGAGATGAACAAGTCCAACAGAATTTGCAGGATTTGTAGATTTAAACTTCATACAATTCTTACTTTTGTCATTCGGATATCCCGCAGGTCCGATTGAATTCAAATCTAAATTAGGGAAACATTCTTTAGCAAATTCTATTGCCAATTGAATATCAGATGGTGAATCTTTGAATTTATCTAAAACTGCTCTTATGTCAGCGTCTAGTTCTTCTGTAATGTATTTTTTCATAATTTTAAATTTCACGAGTTGAGTATGTGTTAAACTTCATATCATAATATCCTTGTTTACCACATTTTTTCATTATCATATTATAAATATCTACAGTTACAATAATGTCATAACCTTGAGATATTAATTTTCTTTCTAAGTGACTTGTAAAATGATTTCCTTTTAAACCTAAACATTCTCTAATGTTTCTTACATATTCACCGGTACAACCTTTAGACAATGGGAAATTATCACATGGTCCAAAAGTAACGTCTGAATCTTCTAATAATTCTTCTTCTTCAGTCATATCATCGTCAGGATTTGGAGCTCCTTCACAAGGTAATACATATTTATCTGAACCTATTTTTATTATAACATTTCCGTCTTCTTCACTCCATGTACCTTGTTGTGATTCATCACCTGACTTAAAGTTTCCACCTTCGTAGAACTTACCACCTCCGATTGAATCTATTTTATCATTACCTGTAAACTTAACTATTAAAGATTTACCGTCTTTAATAGTTGCATCCCAGTCATCTTTACTAACTTTATTTTTTAAACAGTCAGGAAATGTTACATTTTCATCATCATTCATAAACCAATCATATAGATAGTATGCTGCCAATCCGAGACCTCCTAAAATAAGTAATCCTTTTACAAATCCAACTTTTTTTAATCTTGATTTAAATTTTTTCCATCTACCGGATTCCCCTTCAGGTACTTTATATTTTTCAATTTCTTTTTCGTACTGAGCCTTTTTGTTTTTTTCTTTTAACTTGTCAAGTTCTTTTTGTCTATCTAACTCAGCCTTTTTATTTTTTTCTTTTAACTTGTCAAGTTCTTTTTGTCTTTCAAGCTCTTTAGCGTCATCTAAAACTTTACCGTCTTTGATAAATCCACCTTTATTTTCATATGCTTTAAGAATCATTTCAGCTTCTTCAGGAGAATAACCATTTTGTTTAATTAAAGCGTCTTTCATTGTTTCACGAGTTGCACCTTCATAATCGGCTTTCCTAGTATACATGAATTCACCAATATCTTTAGCCACCGCTTCTTTAACTTCTCTACTAGAACCAGTACTTCTCAAAAGACCTCTATTAACTTTTCCTAATGCCGCAGGTGCTAATTTATCAGTTTTTATTGCGGTTAATAATTCATCGGCAGTTTTAAGACTATTACCGTTAATATCTTTTAAACCTCCAACTGATTTTGATAAAATGTTTTCAAGTTCAGCTCTATTAGCGTTTAAAAATTCTTTATCAAGTTTTACCAAATCTCTTAAAGCCCCTCTTTGTTCTTCAATAGTTATGTTTTCAGTTAGAGTTTTTTTATTGTCATAACTGAACATCATTTTCATTTTATTTATTTCTTCTAATAAATTCTGTTTCATCGTATTGGTGCTGGTATATCATCAGAGTAGTCGGCTTGACCACCTGTTAGTTTATCTACGTTTTGTTCTAATTCTTTTTCTTGTTTTTCTGCTTGTTTTTCTTGGTAAGAATGGATTAATTTTTCAATACCAAAATAAGTCCCTAAACTTTTACCACCAGCAACTGTACCTTTTACAATTTGTTTACCTGATGGTAAAATACTTTTTATCCCATCAACAATAAAAGTTATAAATTTTTCGATACTTCCTAATGTAAATTCAATAAATTTAGCTCCCGCAGGGAAAGTATTTTTCAAATAATCAACACCTTGTCTTAATAGACCTGGTGTCTTTTCAGCACTTTTAGCCATTGTTTCAACAGTCCCTCTAAGTTCAGGGTTTTTAGCTAAAACTTCCGCCATTTCCGCTTCAGTTTTTACTCCCGCAGTTGCTGTTTCAAGACCTACTCTTCCTGCCTTTGCGGCGGCTCCGGCTAAAACTAAACCTAATATATCAAGACCATAAAATAGTACCCTTAACCATGTTGGTAAATCAGGGTCTTCATAATCACCTGTAATAACTTCATAAGCATCAAGTGCAACAACAATAGCCCAAGGAATCCATTGTACACCTTTACCAATACCTGTTGCAATTAAAATTGCATCAATTGTAATACCTATTGGGTGATATAAAGCGGCCCTTAATTTTCTTGCAACATATAACGCTCCTTTGCCTATTAAGTTCATTAATTCTTCCCATTCACCTTTTGAAATTGCAACACCCGCCTTTTTCAAACCTTCCCATGAAGTCTGTAAAAAATCAGTTGTACCTTCATATGCATCTTTAGCTTGTTTCACTGTCCAATCCGCAAATTCAGTACCTAATTCACCTGCATTCTTCATACTCCAAAAGTCTTGGTTGAATGGGTTCCATGTTCCTTCTTCGGATAACATTTGTCTAACAAAAGGTTTTAATTTAGTCATGTCTTGAGTAGATTCAGTTAAAATTAACTTACTCAAAGAATTATTTATAGATTCTTTAACTACTTGTGGGACATTAGTTGCAACATCAAATGAATGTCTGATGAAATTCTTAAATAAGTCAAAATTTTCCCAAATGTTTCCTAATCTAACTTTATTTTCTAAATCATATACCTCATCTAAAAAAATGATAAATTTTTCATCAGGAGATAACCAATCGGTGAAAACTACATCAATACCATTAGAGTTTAATAGTTGGTTTTGATTTTCAGTTAAAGTTTTTTTAGAGTTGTAACCCATTAAAACTTTACTCTTATTTATTTCTTCTTGTAAAATATTTTTATTCATAATATCATATAAATATTAAATCATAACAAAGTATTAGCCTTCCCTCTATTAATTTTAACAATATCTCTCCATTTAGTTAACCCTATTTGATTTGCCGGACCTGTTCTGGACACTCCTGACTCCCATTTAGTAACTGTTGGGTAAGCGGGTTTCGCTCCTGAACCTGAAGCCGCCGCTTCATCTTCACCTAATTCTTCAGGTGTTCCATTATCATTTGTCGAATATTTTTTTAAAATATTGATGATGTAATCAACATCGTTTCTCATACATTATAAATAGCCTTTTATTTAAAAAATCATCATTTAAAAAAGTTCTGACTTTGGTAGTTTTTTTGGATTAACCAAATAATATTCATTTAGAAAAGAAATGAACTCTTGTTCATCAAACTCATCATCAAATAAGTCACCAAAATCCTCATAGTCATCATCAAAAAGACCATCATCTTCTAATGTTTTGAAAGAATTTGTAATATCATCTAAAAAATCGTAACCAAAATTTTTAATTTCGTCAAATTCAATAGACCCTGTTCTAATTTCATCTTCAGAATCTTCAATAGTTCTAAATGTGAATTCTAATGTTTGGGAAGATTCATTTATATAAAATGAAACCAATTCGTTAATTTCCATTATCTTATCTTTAGTTAAGAAATATCACAAAATTTTAAAAAATACAGATTAAATTCTATTAAATCTTCTAAACATATCAAGTGACTTATTCACTTGTTCTTGCAATGGACCAATCATCTCATCATCCATCTCATCTTCTAAATCTAAATTATCAATATCACTAAATTCAGGTTCAACTTCAATGTCGTAGTGATGTGAACTAGTATCTTTAAATCCTGTTCCCTCGCACCATTCACATTCTTCATCATTAAATTCATCTCTACCTAAACCATTACAAAACTGGCAATCTTCTAATTCAGACTGACCAAATGTTCCATATTCTAAATCATCAGAACCATCACCAATCATATCTAAAGACTCAAATGTCTCTTCAGCATCATAAGCTGTCCCATTGTAAACGTCTTCATTAATATGCATGTTCTTATATGTGGTAACATTATTTTTGTTACTCACAGTGATTCCACCTTTATCGTTTGCCAAATCTTGGACATATAAAGGTTGTTGATTTGGTTGTGCATAGTTTGTAGCAAATCCATCATAAACTGTTTTGTGTTTATCTAATATATTTGCTCTCTCTTCGGGTGTTATACTTGTAAAATATGCGTTCATAATATTGTTTTAAATATAAATATGTTGATTAAGAAGAATAATTTAATTACAATTATAATATGAAAGTTGATATTGATGAGTATGCCGAAGGGGCAGTCCTTTTAGATGGTTTAGAATCGGCAATAATTGGTATTGTTGAAGAATTTGGTAATGGTAGAAGAATCTTATATTCAAAACCAAAGATTCTATCAATACTTTGTGAAAGAGATTCAATGACTATGGAAGAATCTGAAGAATTTTATGATTATAACATACTTGGTCTTTACGCAGGTGAACAAAACGCAGTATTTTTAGATATACCCATCAAACCTGTTTTTACAAATAATTCTTGGAGTTTTGAATTTTTAGAAAGTTAAAATATATACAGATAAAACTTTACTGGATAATCTATGTAGAAATCTATTAATATTTTCTAAATTAATTTCCTTGTCGTTTTTTTCTAAAAATTTTATCACACCTGAAATCATCTCTGATTGTGCTTGATTTGCCATTTCTAAAACTTCGTCACAATATTCATTTTCATGATTTTTAAGAAAAATGTCGGCTTTAATTCTATCCCTACCCATATATAAGTATGGTGCAGCACCAGCCATATTTACCAAACTACATTCTCTTAGTTTTTTCAAGTAACCTCTTAAAAATTTACTGTTAAAATACTTAAAAACATCAATATTTTTAATTAACTCTTCAGTTCTTTGCCACTCGGCATTATTAAAAGATTCTTTCAAATCTTCATTCTTTTTTTTCCACAAATCAGTTGTAGAAATTAGATTTAAAGATGAACCATTATCCCATTTAACTGAATAAATTGTCTCACCCATTACGTCATTAACCATCGTAACAATACCTTCAGTCGTTGGTGGTACATTACTATACTCATCTTCCATATGTAGAAGAATTACTCTGTCACCAACTTTAAGTTCAGGATTTATCATTTTATGCCTTTATAATTAAATATTAACTAATATTTATATAAATATGAATTCTAACTTTATTATTACTGAAGAACAAAAAAAATTAATAATTAATGAATCAATTGGTTCAGAATTAGGTGAGATAGTGAAAGAAAATTACGAATTTGTGAAAGATATTTTAAAAAAAACGTCAGAACAAATAGGTGTTAATTTAGAATTTGCTATCACTTGGGGAGCGACGATTGGCGGTTTAGTTGGTCCACTTAATGATTTTGTTATGGGAGTTTCTCCTGAAATTAGTGACGTTGAAATGTCTTTGTTATTAACAGGTGTAATTGCCGTAATTTATTTTGATAATAAAAAATTAATCAAAACAATTTTAGAAAAAATTAAAGAAAAAGGTTTAGAAGACATTTTTAAAACCACGTTAAAAAAAGGTGAAGAACTTAAAAATGTATTTTTAACATTTATTAAATCTTTGAATTTAACAACTCATAAAATAATCAACATAATGAGTTATACTTTTATTGTTCCTTTAATACCTCAATTGTTTGAATTGGGACATAACGGGACATTCACCGATTCTGATATATCACAAATATCAACCAGATTAGCTTCTTTTGGAGTTTTAACAGTTTCTAGTTTGATTATTAGAGAGTTAGTTAATAAAATGTTAGAAAGATTCAAAAATTAATTTTTTGAATTGTAGTCAACTAAAGTATCTATTAAAATATTTTCCTCATCACTTGTTAAACCATGAATATCTTTATGTGTGTTAAACCAATGTTTAACAACATCTATAAATGGTACTTTCTTTAGTTTTGATAATCTTTTAAAACCTTTAACTTGAGCTTGTATTTCGTGAGGTTGTAAATAATATTCTAAATTATTCTCGGTGTCTAAACTAACATCATCCAAATCACCCCTATACTCCTGTCTACCATGTTCTAATTCGTGAGTGAGTATTTCATTTAACTCACCAATGATATTGTAAAAATCACGTTTTAATGTTTTAGGATTACATATGATTAATAACTCAACAATCTCTTCTTCAGGAACATAACTACCGTTAATCTTAAATCCTTCCATTTTTTTATCGTGACGTACATCTAACTCAACTATAAATTCTAAAGGATAATTTTTAAAAGTATAAAAATCTTCATCACCAGGTAAAATAAACTTTCCCTTTTTGTTAGTTTTCAAAATATTAACAATATCTCTAACAACATCTCTAGTTGCCTTACGACTCATTCTTTGTTCTGTTAAAAAATTTTTATTAGGTAAATTAAAATTTATTTTATTTATTTTTACATGTTCAATATTGGCAAATTTTAATAAAGATTCAATTTCGGTTTCCAATCCCCATGTAATAAGATTGGTTTTTGTAAATTTTTCCGAAATTTTATCAAAATCTAAATCATCAGGTTTTATATTCCCACTTTTAATTTTTGAGATATCTAAATTTTCAATAGAAGAGGGACCGCTAAGATATAAATAAGTTAACAAAGGTTTATTTATTTTAACAATTTCAACATCAACTAAATAAAACTTAACCCAATCACCAATATGTATCAAATCTTTAGTTCCAACAATATTAAATTTAAAACTAATCTTATTCTTATCTTCTATTGTAAAAACAGGACCATTGTATTCAAAAACTTGTTCGTTGAAGACATGATTTAATTTTTCATAATTCATATTAATAAATACTATTTCAAATTACTTTATTTTTAATTATAATTCCATTTATGGAACTATTAAACACACATCCCGTAAAAAAATCTGATTTAGGATTTCACGGAAACTTATTTGGAGGAAAATTATTAGCTTGGGCTGATGCCGCAGCTGCAGGATACTCAATGCAAATTTGTGATACCCCAAGAATGGTAACCGTATCTATTGATAAATGTTATTTTGAAAAACCTGCAAAGGAAGGTCAACTTTTAAAGATTTACGGGTACCCATCAAAATTAGGAATAACATCTGTAACATTATATATGGAAGCAAGAGCACATAATGTTTACACAGGTAATCAAGTTATAGTTTTAAGAACAAATATTAAATTTGTAAGTATTGATGAGGACGGTAATCCAATTCCTTTAGGTGAAAAGGCTAGAAGAAGAATCACAAGTTTAATTGAGAAAAATTCTAAAACTGAATCTTAATTTTTAGTTTATCTTTTCCTTTAATAGCTCTGTGATACACACCTTTTGGTATAAAGTATTTTTTACTTTTTTCTAAAATTACAGGTAATTCATTATCCATTTGAAGTTTCCAATCATCCCCTTCAAGAACTTCAATTATCCTATCTTCTCTATCACGATGCCAAAGTAACTCACCATCAGAAACATTTTCTTCAAATGTTCTTTCTTTTTCATTTGAAGTTAAAATGATATCCTCATATGGTTTAGTATCTTCACTCATAAATTACCAATATCCTGGATATGTTTTACCACCCCAAAGGTGTCCAAATCTATTAACTCTACACGCCCAATAACCGGCAGTTGTTCTGTCTTTTTTCTTAGCACATTGATGACGTGAAGCAAATGCTTTACGAGCCTTTGGATTAGATACTTTAGCAGTTAAACCACCATGAACATCACCAAATGAGATTTTTTTGACATTACCTGTTGATGGGTTTTTAACATAAACAACATATTTTTTTCCACCACCTGAGTTTCTCATAGGTTTTCCTAATTGTACTTTTCTTCCTTTGTATTCCGCTTCATTTAAATTTTCTTCAATAAATGGTACATCAAGATAAATAACACTTCCATCAGATAAGGTAACAGTTTCTCCCATGTCAGATTCAACAATATCTATTTCATCTTCGTTTAAGTCAATCATACCGTTTTTATATAATTCTCTTACTTCGTTAATTAATTTAAAAAAGTTTTCAGAAAGAGGTCGGTAAACATTTTCGGTTAATGGAATTTCATAGTCCAAATGATATTTTAAACCTTCTGATATTATTTTATTGTTTTTCATCTGTTTACGGTTTTAATACAGTTAATGCTTCAGGAAAGCTTTTATCTAAAATTTCTTCATTTTTATTTTTATATGGTATGTTTTGTAAAACATATCTAATCGCATTTAAACCTGAAATTCTTTTATCGTTTGAATCAATAATCACCCAAGGATGATTAACTGTGGATGTCTTATCAAATAGTTTTTCTTTGAACTCTGTGAATCTGTCCCACAAATCCTGCATTTTTTCATCATTAGGAGAATACTTCCAATATTTTAAAGGAGATTGTTGTCTCATCTCAAATCGTTTAGCTTGAGTTACTTTATCTATTGAAAACCACAGTTTGAAAAGGTAATCACCGTCTTTAACTAATCCCTGTTCAAAATCTTCAACATTATCCATAAAATCCTCATATTCTTCAGCCGAACCATAACCCATAACAGGTTCTATTAATCCTCTGTTATACCAACTTCTATCGAATAAATTAACTTTACCAGATTGTATTTGACTTCTATATCTATCCCACCAATTTTTTCTTTCTTCGGGTGATGGTATACCTAAAGCAATTATATTATAAAATCTTGGGTTCATATATTCAACAAATTTTTTAATTGTTGAACCTTTACCCGCTGAGTCCCTACCTTCAAAAACAATAATCACAGTTTTACCTGTTTGATTTAACCATTCTTGTAATTTTAATAACTCAACTTGTAAATAATAAAGTTCTTCTCTATAAACTTTCTTTGGAATTACTGAAGGTTCTTGTGGTTCTAACTGTGGTAAATCATCTTTTTCAGGTTCCTGTAAAATAATATTCTTTTCTCGTTTTTTAAGTGACTTTAATAATTTTTTAAAAAATTCAAGGATATTTTTACTCTTATCCCCTTTCATTTTAAGGACTTTCATTATACCTCTTTCTAACAAATTGAAATCAACAATTTGGTTTTTTGAGTAATCAATTACCTGATTTAAATCTTTTTGTAATTGAGCACTGTATACATCACTATATCTAAGAATGTCCACAATACGTTTAATATGTGATTCTGATTTTGTCTTTTCTTCACTTAATAAGTGTCTATTTAAATTTCTCATTTAGAATATTTTTTGAATAAAAAAGATAACCCAAAGAAAAAACCCGAAATAAAATACAAAGTTAGATTTGCGTACCACAAACTCCCTGTTAGTGAAATAAGCCAATACTGAACAGCATCGAACCCAAGTGGATTGAAGAACATTCCTAACATTAAAAGTTTTACGGAAATATTTTCTAAAAATATTTTTTTCCAAGTTCTGTGTACTATCTCCATCTTCCATATTAACGGATTTACTATTTATGATTCATTCAAATGGAATTATCATTTTATAAATATTTGAAATACTGAATAATTTAACATCTATAAGTATTTATAAAGAAAAATAGTCATTTTATGAAAAAAAGAAGTATTAACTCCGATATTATTCGTAATACACTTAAAAAATACATTTCAGAACAAGAAATGTCAGAAAAAAGTGAAATCGTAGAAAAGAAACCAAGATGTTTAACTACTAATTCTTTGCCATTAACAGAACTTACTGGAGAAGCTGAAAATTTTATGGAATATACTCCAAGTATCACAAAAAGAAAAAATGGTGTTAACTCTTTAGTGGATACATTAGGTATTTTAAATAACCTAAGATTATTTAAAGACGTTACAGATGGTGGTGAACATTTGTCTTACGAAATGTTACAAAATTTAAACAATTTCAGAAATAAAAATTATTTTGATGAAACTTCAGGTCAATGTAATAAAGCGATGGATAAAGTAATTGAACTTTATAAGGAAAATGAACATGGTACTGAGTTAGTTAAAGACATTGAAAAAGTATTATCATTACAAACTAAAGATGATGAATTTACACCATCACCAAGAGCTAAAGAATACTTGAAAAGATGTATGGAATTAGTTAAAGGAAAATAATAATTCTAACAAATTTGAAAAAGGGACTGATGTCCCTTTTTTTATTTTAAAAACTATTTATAATAATAAACCAACTTAAAAAGTAAATAGTTAAAATGGCAAAAGGAAAACTTTCAACTAACGGGGTAAAAGAAACTTTCGGAAAAAGAAGAGAAGGCGTATCAAAGAAAAAATACGGACCGAAAGAACAAAAACCAAAAAACTACAAAGGTCAAGGTAGATAAACCAAAAAAATTAAAATTATGGAAAACAAGAAATTTTTCTTTGGGTGGGAAAATATTAAATGGGTTATTTCTGAATTAGGTAAAATGTATTCAAGTAAACCTTCATTTTTCTCAAAAAAAAGAATTGAATCAGGTGTTGCTTTTATTATTGCCCAATGGGGTATGATTTTTTTCCTATTGGAAAAACATTCAGCTATGTCAATAACTGATTTAATAATGTGGACTGGTGTTGAATTTGCAGTATCAGGATATATAATTAATCAAATTCAAAAAGAAAAGAAAGAAGAGAATTTACCAACAACTGATGAAGACCAACCTGAAATAAATTAAAAAACCCCAAATGGGGTTTTTTTTATCTTCTAACACCTGGTTTACCATTACCTCTTTGTGGTTCATTAGTTCTTTTATAATGAGTTACATTTGGTTTAGGTGTGTTAATAGTTGGTGAAGGGTTGTTGTGTTGTGGTGGAGGTGGTGGTAACGGTAATGTCGTCTGTTGATAGTTATACGTTGGGTAATAGTTGTTGTTTCTATTATAGTAGTTATAGTCAGGATAGTTGTTGTAATAAGTTGGAGGTAAAACTGGTCTGTTACCATAATAATCTTCAGACGATTCTGGTCTTGATTTTGGTTCGTGGTGTGTTACCCAAAACTCTTCAGTTCTATTCCAATACATTTCATCATCTTCAGGTCTATGTCTGTCATCAGTTAGATTTTCAAAACTAACACAAGATGTGAATAGTAAGATAAAAAACAATACATTAATATTTTTCATATATAATTTAATTACCAATCAATTCCAGGTCCAAATTCCCTGTCGTCTATTATGTTTTCAATATACAATTCAATGTTTGGAAGCCAATCTTCTATTCTATATTGAATCTCAGCCCTTAAATTGTCAAAATCGTTTCTGTTTGAATTAGTATAAATGTTAACGTAAACTTTTATTTTGGATACTGTTACAATTCTATCAATAACTATTTTGTCTACAGATTGCACTTCATGAATTGCATCCATATCTTCCATCCCCCAGTCTTCAGATTCTGTACGTAATGAATCAAGTTCAGAATCAATTAATGATTGAATTGTCGGTTGGAGCAATTTAGATTGTGACTCTGTAATAATATACTTCATATAGAATAAATATTATCCTTCCAAGAAAGATAAAACCTTTTCTTTAACCCCTACTTGTTTAATACCTTCATTGTTCAAAGGTGTTAAGACAAAGTTATCCAACCCCCATTCGTGTTCAAATTCCATTCCGTAATGTAGTCCGGTCTTGCCCATATCCAAATCATCAATCGCCACCCAATGTGTTACCTCAGGATGTTCTTTTAACCATTCTTGGATTTGTATACTTCTTGTTCCTTCCAAATCCCAATTTCGGTACCATGTAACTTTTTCACCATCAATCACATTTGTTGTGAAATCAATTGGTCGTTTGATGATACCTTGTTTCTCATAGTAATCACCCATTTCCTCAACTGAACACCAAACTTTCCAATCAGAAGATACAACGATTTCTGCGCCGGTCTGTTCCAAGATTTCATTCAATACCTTGATTGATTTCTTATCAAAGTTATCAAAACGAGCATCAAGAGGCATTGTCATTACTGATTGACTCAATTTTTTTCTATATTTTTTTTGTTTTTTAAATCGTGACCCCCAATTAGTGGACAGACAGATAACTCCATCGTGGTCTAAAAATATTGTTTTCATTTTTTATTTGGGTTTTTTTCTCTACCTGAACGTTTTTTTACAGGTTCGTTTTTGTATTTGATATCAACAGAAATTGGTCCGTTCTTGAACTTATCTAAATCATAAGTCCATGTTGATATTGTTTCTTCATCTTCGTAAACTCTTGTAACTATTTTCATATTAAAGTATTAAAAATAAAATTAAATAAAAAATACCAATTACCACTAGTCCAACTAAAAACGTACCTATTAGGTTTGCAATTTCTTCTTGTATTCCCTCAAATTTAGCGTCCCTTTTATAGTAATCCATAAATCGGCTAAAAGACGTGAATATTAAACAGTTGATAAAAAATCCAATCATACACAAATATACTAAAAAAAATAAAACCCCCAAAATTTTGAGGGTCTTATTTTATAAAATTTTAAGTTATTTCTTAACTTCTTCAAAATCAACATCAGATACTTCAGAATCTTGTTCAGTCATGTTTTCATCACCTTGACCATAAAGTGTTGAACTTATTTCTTGGAATGTTGAATTCAATTTATCCATATTCACCTTAATATCTTCAACATTTCTTTCAGAATGTGACTTTTTCAATTCATCAAGTGCGGTATTGATATCTGATTTTTGAGTTTCAGTTAGTTTATCATCTAAATCTTTTAATGTTTTTTCAATTGAAAAGATTAGTGAATCCGCCTGATTTATTGTTTCAGCATCTTCTTTCGCTTTTTTATCAGATTCTGCATTCATCTCAGCCTCTTTTCTCATGTTTTCAATTTCTTCTTTTGAAAGTCCTGAAGAAGCCTCAATTCTAATAGTTTGTTTCTTATCAGTTCCTTTGTCAACTGCCGATACATTAATAATACCATTCGCATCAATATCAAAAGTAACTTCAATTTGTGGAACCCCTCTCATTGATGGTGGAATACCGTCCAAGTGGAATCGTCCAATGGTTCGGTTATCTTTAGCCATTGCTCTCTCACCTTGTAATACGTGAATTTCAACAGACGGTTGGTTATCAACTGCGGTTGAGAATACTTGTGATTTCTTGGTTGGGATTGTGGTATTTGCTTCAATTAATTTTGTGAATACTCCACCCATTGTTTCAATACCAAGTGATAGTGGTGTAACGTCTAACAATAACACATCTTTAACATCACCTGCCAATACTCCTGCTTGGATAGCTGCCCCAAGAGCAACAACCTCATCAGGATTAACACCTTTTGATGGGTCCTTACCAAAGAACTTCTTAACCGCTTCTTGAATTGCCGGAATACGTGTTGTTCCACCAACCAAAATGATTTCATCAATATCAGTTGTCTTAAGTCCCGCATTTTTCAAAGCCGACTTACAAGGAGCGATTGTTCTTTCAACCAAACTATCAACAAGTTGTTCAAATTTAGCCTTAGACAATGTTCTTACCAAGTGTTTAGGTATACCGTCAACAGGCATAATGTATGGTAAGTTAATCTCCGTAGATGGTGAAGAAGATAATTCAATCTTCGCCTTCTCAGCACCTTCACGACATCACCACCAAGATGTGTATCACCATCAGTTGATAATACTTCAAATACGCCATCACCCAACTCCAAAACTGATACGTCATGAGTTCCACCACCACAGTCAAACACAACAATCTTCATGTCTTTAGATTGTTTGTCAAGACCGTAAGCAAGTGCTGCGGCAGTTGGTTCGTTAACAATTCTCATCACTTTTAATCCCGCAATCTCGCCAGCTTCTTTCGTAGCTTGACGTTGAGCGTCGTTAAAGTAAGCCGGAACCGTGATAACTGCTTCAGTAACTTCACTTCCCAAATAATCTTCAGCAGTTTGTTTCATCTTCTGAAGAACCATCGCAGAAATTTCTTGTGGAGAATACTTTCTGTCTTCAATTTCAACACGAGGAGTCCCACCATCACCCTTAACTACTTTGTAAGGTACACGTTTTATTTCACTTTTACTTTCATCAAAGCTACTTCCCATGAAACGCTTGATAGATGAAATAGTTTTATCAGGATTAGTAACCGCCTGACGTTTAGCCGGGTCGCCAACCTTTCTTTCACCACCATTTAAGAAACCCACAATTGAAGGGGTGGTTCTTTTTCCTTCACTGTTTGTAATCACAACTGGTTCGTTACCTTCCATTACGGCAACACATGAATTAGTTGTTCCAAGGTCAATTCCTATAATTTTTCCCATAGTTTAATTAATTTTTGTTTAATAATATAAATTTTATTTTATGGAGTCAAGTCCGACCCCGATTATTAAACAATGTGCCAAAACAAAAAAACTGACAAAATGTCAGTATAGTATTTTTTTTTAAAAAAAACTTTATTTTGTGAAAAATTAACGTATTTATTCTTAAATATGATAACGAATAACACAAAAATATATAAATAATCCTCCTTCGGGAGGATTTTTTTTGCCCTTTTAATAAATAAAATAAATAAAAAAAACAAAAAAATGAAAAACACAGAAACTTACAACGAGTTAGTTCAAAAGATGAGAACATTCTTCCAAAACAAAGGATTTAAAGAAGTTCCAACCCAATCAAGATTGTCAATCTTGGCGGCGTGTGAAAATCCACACTCAATAACAACATTTAATTATCAAGGAGAGGTTTGGCCTCTACCACAAACGGGTCAAATGTGGTTAGAATACGAACTTCTTAAGAATCCTGAATGGGACGGTGTATATTGTATTTCAACGTCTTATAGACAAGAGAAAGACCCAATTCCAGGTCGTCACGAAATGATTTTCCCAATGTTTGAATTTGAATCAAAAGGTGGAATGAAAGAAATGTTAAAACTTGAATCGGAACTTTTAGATTATCTTGGGTTTAATAACCCGGTTGAAGTGAATTATGACGATGTTTGTGAAGAATATGGTGGAGTTCAAATTTTAGAAAACGAACACGAAACAAGAATGTGGGAAGAGAAAGGTTCAGTAGTATCTCTACAGAACTTCCCGTACAGAACAAATCCATTTTGGAATATGAGAGAAGGTAAAAACAAAATATTCAACAAAGTTGATGTAATATTGTTTGGTCAGGAAACTATAGGTTCCGCAGAAAGAAGTTCCAATGTTGAGGAAATGAGAAATAACTTCTACACGATAGAAAATGGTGGTTATTCTGCTAAGTTGTTTGAATTATTCGGTAAAGAAAGAGTAGAAAAAGAATTGGGAGAGTTTTTATCTCATAATTTCTTCCCACGTTTTGGTGGTGGAATAGGAATGACTCGTTTGGCTAGAGCTTATGAGTTAAATAAAAAACTTAAAGAAGAAGTTTGGGAAACTGAATCTACAGGATATTAAAAATAAAAAACCCCACTTGAGAGAGTGGGGTTTTTAATGTTATCTTAATTTATTAGATATTTTCTTCACCTTCTTGTGTTGGTTCCTCATATACTTCAGGTTCAGTATAAGTCATTGGTTCTTCAACCACAGTAGTTTCTTCTTTAACATGATTAACTACGACAACTGGACCTTGTGGTGGTCTTGGTGTTGTTGGGTATTCAGCAACATTAGATAATGATGTTCCGTCTTCTTCATCAACTTTTTGAATTAACATCTTATCTCTATCTTCTGAATTGAACCAATAATCAACAACTTTATTTAAGTTACCGACAAATGCTCCTAATAGGATTAATAACATTTCTTTCCAGTTCTCTTCAATAGATACTCCAAAGAATACTGCCGAATTTATACCTGCAATAATGAAGAAAAACAAGAATAATACGATACTTGTAATTTTCCAACGATTTGATTGCATTTGTTGTAACATGTAGTAGAAACGATTTTTATCTTCTACTTTAACATAAGTGCTTTCACCAATTAATAGTTTTTTTAGGTTTGACATTTTTTTTATTTTTTTTTGTTTATTTATCATCTTTGTTAGGACTCGCACCATATTTCACACCGAGTATTGTTCCCACGATACTGAAACTATTTGTTAACAGAATACCAAACATATTACTCCAAGTTGAACCAATAATATCAGTATCCATTCCTATTGTCATAGAATAAACATATATTCCAGTAGTTATGGTTCCAACCCCTATGATTACATAAAGAGCAACCCTAACAATGTTGTTTATCAACTCAAACTGAGTTTTCTTTTGTATTAAATCTAAATTATTTTCCGCCTCATTTTTAGCGTTTTCAGCGGTTATTCTTGCTTGTTCCGATTTAACCATCTCCTGTTGGAGTTCGTCTGTCAGTCTCAAATTCTCCTGTTTCCATTCATTTAATTCTCTGTTCTGAACTTCAAATGTTAGTTTTGACTCCTCAACATTTTTTAATGTCTCTTGGAGTTCTTCCATCATTGTCTGATTGGCCTCATTTAGTTTGGTTAATTCAGCATTTTGAGATTGGACTTGTTTTGTCATTTCCAAACGTTTTCTCCTCGCCGAAATATCCTTATCAACACATTGTTTCAAGTAAGTTTTAAACTCCTCATCATCCTCAGGGTCAATAAGTTTAACTATGTTCCCTTCCAACCCAATGTTCTTGGATTGGAGGAGTTCAATTAGTTCTTTTTTGGTATCTTTACTTAAAACAATCATTTATATACTTTGAATGGTGCTGTTCTCTTTTTGTATAAATCGTAATCTTTCTTAAATTCTTCTAATCTTGGTTCAATATCATCTGATTTGATAATCCAGAATTGGGCACCTGCCTGAATAGCTTTAGCTTGTTCTTCAGGTTCGTTACTTGAAGAAATAATTCCAATAACCACGTGGTTACCGTACTCGAAATTAACCTTACGGATAAGTTCAATACCATCAAACGAT